TGATGAATCAACAAAATCAAGATGAAAAACTAGAACAGAACGAAGAATTAGCTAAATTAAGAGCTGATACATCAATTGAAAAAACAATTTTAAGTAAAACTGTACCTAATGTTGATTCAATGATGAAAAATCAACAAAACATGATGCCAACAGTTAGAATAATGCGAGGTGGAAATGAATAAATCACAGAAAAAAATTAAAAAAGTGATGAAGGAGTTTAAAAAAGGTGAATTGAACATTGGAAAATCACCAAAAAAAGTAAAATCAAGAAAACAAGCTATTGCAATAGCACTTTCTGAAGCTGGAAAGAGTAAAAAGAAGGTATAATTATGTTTCCATGGTCAATAATTGGTACTGCACTTAAAACTGGCGCTGAAATTTATAAGAATAAGAAAAAATCTGAAATTATTATGTCAGAAGCACAGATTGTGCATGCTGAAAAGATGAAAAAAGGTGAAATAGAGTTTACTGGACAGATTGCAAAGAATCAAAAAGGGGACTGGAAGGACGAATTTGTACTTTTAGTGTTGACATCTCCTCTGGCTATTTTATTTTATTCCGTATTTGCTGAAGATGAAGAGATACAAGCTAAATTAGATTTATATTTTATGAAACTTCAGGAAATGCCATGGTGGATAGTTTCATTATGGGTATCTGTCGTTGCAGCGATTTATGGAATCAAAGCAACAGATTTAATTAAGACAAATGGAGGAAAAAAATGATAAATAAAAATAAAGCTGATCTAAATAAAGATGGTAAATTAAATAGTTATGAGAAAAAAAGAGGTATGGCAATAGCTAAAGCAATGTCTGGAAGAACAGAAGCTAAAAATGGTGGATCTATGTCTTCAAACCATGAACAATTAACTGGTTGGGGAAACGTTAGATCTGACGTTAAAAACTTTGGTAAAAAATAATGAGAAAAAAATTTAATTTAGGTGGATTAACAAAAGCACAAAAAACTTTACCACCAAAACTACAAGCTTTAATTCAAAAGAAGAAAAAGAAAAAAGAAAAACCAAAACCATCTATGATGGCAATGGCAATGGAAGGAAAAAAATAATGGCTAGTAAAATGCATAAAACTAAATCTGGTAAAATGGCAAAGAAAGGTCTTTGGTATAATATTCACCAGAAGAAAAAAAGAATCGCTGCAGGTAGTGGTGAGAAAATGAGAAAACCTGGAAGTAAAGGTGCTCCAACTGCTAAAGCAATTAAGAGATCACAAGGTAAAGCATAATGGCATCACCGGCATGGCAAAGAAAAGAAGGTAAGTCTAAATCCGGTGGCCTGAACCGTAAAGGTATTGCATCTTATAGAAGAGCAAATCCTGGTTCTAAATTGTCAATGGCAGTTACTACTAAACCTTCTAAATTAAAAAAAGGAAGTAAAGCAGCAAACAGAAGAAAATCATTTTGTGCTAGAATGTCTGGTATGAAGAAGAGATTGACTTCAGCTAAAACTGCAAGAGATCCTAATTCAAGAATTAATAAATCTTTGAGAAAGTGGAATTGCTAATGTTTGATAAAATTATGTATAAAATATTAGGTACTATTGATAATTTTTTTGATGCAATATGGAACTGGTTAACTGCACCAAGATGTAAATGTAAAATGAAAGGTAAAAATGGACGACGAACTAATCTACATAAGTAAAATACAAAAATATTTAAAAGAATCATATCAACAAATTGGAGATGCCATGATAGGTGGTGGTATTGACAATATGGAAAAATATCGTTATATGATGGGACAGGCACATGCCTATTTAAAAATATCACAGGAAATCTCTAACCTGCTAAAACCAAAGGAGCCAAAAAATGATACTGAAAGAGAACAAGACCTCACAAACGTCGTCCGATTCGGAGAAATCGACAAAGATTAAACCTGCACTTCTAGAAAAATACGAAGATATTAATAAACAAGAAGTTGAAGGTTACGAACGTTTAAAAACAAAAGAAGAAAATAAATTACCAAAACCTACTGGATGGAGAATGTTAGTTCTACCATTTAAAATGCCTGAGAAAACTAGAGGCGGATTATTTTTAGGTCAGGAAACTTTAGAGAGACAACAAGTTGCATCTACATGCGGACTTGTATTAGCTCAAGGACCTGATTGTTATAAAGAAACAGAAAAATTTCCTGATGGACCTTGGTGTAAAAAAGGTGATTGGGTAATTTTTGCTAGATATGCTGGATCAAGAATCCAGATAGATGGTGGGGAAGTAAGATTGCTAAATGACGATGAAGTTTTAGCAACCATCGAAAACCCTGAAGATATACTTCATCAATACTAACCATAGGAGAAACTATGCAAGCAGAAAACAAAACAGTTGACATAGATACATCTGGTCCTGAAGTTGAAGTTGAATTAGAAAATCAACAAGAAGAAAATACTTCACCAGAAGTAGAAGCGTCTACAGAAGAAACTTCAACAGAAGTTGAAGCAAAAGAAGAACAGAAAGAACAGCCTAAAAAAGCTGATGAAGAGAAAGATAAAGATTTAGAAAATTATAGTAAAGATGTACAAAGACGTATAGCTAAACTAACCGGTAAATGGAGAGAAGCTGAGAGACAAAAAGAAGAAGCTATTGCTTATGCTGAAGCACAAATTAAAGCTAAAAAAGAAGCGGAAGCTAAAATCTCTAAACTTGAACCCGGATACCTGAAGTCTACTGAAGATAGCATATTGTCAGGAATGACAGCAGCAAAAGCTGAATTGGCAAAAGCTAGAGAAGCAGGAGACATTGAAGCTGAAGTTGCAGCTCAAGCTAAAATATCTGAATTAGGATATAAAAAAGCTAAGTTTGAGGAAACTAAAGCGGCTCAAGAAGAGTTTAATAAAACTAAACAAGAAAAGCCTATACCAGAATTAAGGCCTCAGGGCACTAGTTCTAGTAGCAGACCAGATCCTAAAGCTGAAGAGTGGGCAGCTAATAATAGTTGGTTTGGTCAAGATACGGCTATGACTTACACTGCTTTTGACTTACATAAAAAGTTAACAGAAGATGAAGGTTATGATCCACAGTCTGACGAATATTATCAAGAAATTGATAAAAGAATAAGACTTGAATTCCCTCACAAATTTGATACAAATAGATCTAATTTAGGGGAAGGTACGACCAAACCCGTACAAACAGTAGCTTCAGCGAAGCGAAGTACAAATACTGGTCGCAAAAACACTGTGAGGCTCACATCATCACAGGTAGCAATCGCTAGAAAATTAGGTGTGCCACTTGAAGAGTATGCGAAACAACTAAAAATCACGAAGGAGGTATAGCATATGGAAGACAATACAATAAATAAGACCTCGCGTGCGAGTCAAACTAGAGAAAAAGAAACTCGAAAAAAAGTTTGGACTCCACCATCATCTTTAGATGCACCCCCTGCGCCAACAGGTTTTAGGCACAGATGGATAAGATCTGAATCTTTAGGATTCCAAGATAGTAAAAATATTTCTGGAAGACTTAGATCAGGATATGAATTAGTAAGAGCTGATGAATATCCAGATACAGATTATCCTCAAGTCGAAGACGGCAAATACAAGGGAGTGATCGGAGTTGGTGGCCTTGTGCTGGCAAGGGTACCGGAAGAGATCGCTAAACAGCGAACGGACTATTATCAATCTATGCATGACGACAAAGTCAAGGCAGTTGATAACGATCTTATGAAGGAACAGCACCCTGACATGCCAATCAATATTGAGAGGCAGTCTCGTGTAACTTTTGGTGGTTCAAAGAAATCCTAATTAAGAATTTCTTACCAACAAGGTACACTTAAACTAACAATGTCTAAGGAGGACAACAACTATGGCAAATAAAGACGCAGCGTTCGGTCTAAGACCGATCGGAAAAGTTGGTCAGAATAGAGACAATCAAGGTTTAAGTGAATACAGTATTGCTGCTAACGACAGTACTACGATCTATTTCCAAGACCCAGTTAAACCAACTGCGGCTGGAACAATAGATCAAGGTGCAGCGGGCGGAAATATTATAGGTTCCTTAAACGGTGTATTCTACACTGATCCAACAGACAGCAAGCCAAAATGGAAGAACCATTACTCACAAGTAAATGCTTCTGACATCGTGGCTTTCGTAGCAGACGATCCGTACGAAAGATTCGAGATCCAGTCAAACAACACAGCTGCTTCAGCGCAGACTGATGTGTTTAACAACGCGGATATCGCATTAGGTGCGGGTGATTCAGCAAACTATGTTTCAAAAGCTGAGCTTAATGATAGTACTTTAAATAATACTTTATCAGCTCAACTTAGAATAGTTGGTGTTTCAAAAGATCCAGACAACAGTGATTTAGGTTCAGCGAACACAAATTTTGTTGTTATGATCAACGAACACTCACTAAAATCTGAAACAGGTAACGTATAATAGTTAGAATAGGAGATAAAAAATGGCTATATCACGAGGACAACTAGTTAAAGAACTAGAACCAGGCCTGAATGCACTATTCGGACTGGAATACAAACGTTATGAGAATCAGCATGCTGAGATATATACTACTGAATCTTCAGACAGAGCGTTTGAAGAAGAAGTTATGTTATCAGGTTTTGCTCAAGCACAGACTAAATCGGAAGGTGCTGGCGTGGTTTTTGACAATGCTCAAGAAACTTACACTGCTAGATACACTCACGAGACTGTAGCTTTAGCGTTTTCAATCACTGAAGAAGCGATTGAAGATAACTTGTATGACAGACTTGCTAGTAGATA